CCAATACACTCAAAAGTGAAGATGGAATCGTGTATGAATTTCCTGAAGGCACAATTCACAATCAACAGTTGACTGAATATAAATCATTCGACAAAGACCGTCCACTAAAAAAATCCAAAGAAGTACAATTACTTAAAATTCAATTAGGTTTGAGTTGTAATTACTCTTGCGATTACTGTTCACAGAAGTTTGTTGAACGAGCGCCAGAAACTTCCAAAAAAGATATTGATGCTTTTATGGAGATGTTTGATACTCTAGAATTTGATGAACAAAAAGGTTTGAAGATTGAATTGTGGGGTGGTGAACCACTCGTTTATTGGAAAACATTAAAGCCTTTGACTGAGGCAATCGTAGATAAGTTCCAACATTGGAATCGTCTACCACAATTCTCTATCATCACCAATGGTTCTATTCTCACCGATGAAATCTGTGATTGGTTGATGAAGTATAATTTCTCTGTATCAATCTCACACGATGGACCTGGACAATCTGTTCGTGGTCCTGATCCTTTTGATGATCCAGAAAAGAAGAAAGTTATTCTTGGCTTCTATCGTATGATGAGTAGGTTGAAGAAAGGTATCTCATTCAACCCAATGATGAACAGTAAGAACAAATCTCGTAAAGAAATCTATGAATGGTTTGTTAATATGACTGGTGATCCTAATGTTAAGTTAGGTGAAGGTGGCATTGTAGATGCCTATGATGAAGAAGGTATTACCAATTCATTACAGACACTACAAGAACATTTTGAGTATCGCCAAACTGCCTTTTCTGATATCTTTACGACCAATGGTCAAATTGGATTCGTAGGTCAATTAGGTAAGATTGATGGTTTTATTCAGGCAGTATTATCTCATTCTAATTCTAAGTATCTTGGTCAGAAATGTGGTATGGATGATGAACACGTTTTGGCAGTAGATATGCGTGGTAATGTGATGACCTGCCAGAATGTTAGTTCCCTTGAAATTTCCAAGAATGGAGAGTCTCACCTTGGTGGTCACATGACCGATATGGACAATGTAGAGATTAAGACCTCCACACATTGGAGTAATCGTAAAGAATGTGGTTCTTGTCCAGTATTACACCTCTGTAAAGGTGCCTGTATGTTCTTGGATAAGAAGTTTTGGGACATCTCCTGTGCCAATTCTTATTCAGATAATGTGGCATTGTTTGCTGTGGCATTAGAACGAATGACTGGTTATATTCCAACACTCATTAAAAATGATGAGTTACCATTGGAACGCCAAGATATCTTTGGTACTATCTTTGAACATAAAGAGAAACCAGTCAAAAAGATTATTCCAATCAAGGTGGTTAGTGAAAAAATTGGCGAATTGGATGGTGTGGAAGTATATGGTAAATCACGGTTGGCTGACGATATAAATACTGAAATCAACGTTTAAAGAGTAAATAAATGACCACACCTACAGGACAAATTGCAGTTAGTGATGTTAATAACGAATTGGGTATTGGCACAACGTATAGTTCTTCATTGAATTTTCTCAATGGTTATGTTTTGCCATCAATTAGTCCATCATCACCAAACATGAATTCGTTTAAAGGTTTGACTTATTTTCAAAATACCACTCAAGGAAATTGTAACAATAGTAACTGTACATCCAATTGTAACTGTGGTAACATCCAATGCAACAACTGCTATATTTCAGGTACAGTAAATTGTACCAACTGTGATTCACAATCTTGGTTACAAAATAATTGCAACTGTGCTTGTACCTATAACTGTACCACAGGCCAAACATCATATAATTGTAACTGTGCTTGTAACTGTTCTAAGATTGTTTGTGCTAAACTGTTTGACCTTGGTATGATGAGCCACAATATATGGGCAGCCGACCAAGCCTATGGTCAGATGTTACGCAAAACAGATAAATCGGTATATCGTGGTTATATTCGTTGGGCTCGTATCGTAACAGCATGGATGGAAGGCAAAGGTCCTGATTTCATGGTGTGGATTAAGAATAAAGAAGAACGCCAGAAGGCACAACAGAAAGCCATGATTGATATGGCTAACAAGATTGGTCAACCATGGTCACAACACATGGCATACTTAATGGGTGCTGTTGAACGTGATAATTTCATGGGTCGTATTCTAATGAATATTGGCCGTCCTATCTGCCGTGTTGTTGATATGTTACCTAGGGTTGCTAAGTCACAACGTAAACATGGATTACCAACAGTATATACGATATGGTTCTTCTTGTTTGTTAGTTATTATTCAGCATTGACAATTGTTAATGTTAAAAAACAAATTAATACATTAAAAGGAAAGTTAAATGTCGGATATAATCGATAACACAAATATAATCGATGATGTAGAGTTATATCGTAAACATATTGTTCACTATTTTGATAATCAAATTAACTCTGATATTTTAAACTTAGTTGAATCAGATAAAATTCGATTCTATCAAATGCTTGAACAATATTCAGACCTATTTGAAAAGATATTTCATAAAGGTATTCCTATTGTGGAACATATACTACACAATGACCAATTTAAATCAGCTAAAGATGATCCACATGATGGTATCAACTGGACCGAATGTGAGATCGTAAAAGATTATGAACAATGGAAATCAACCAAAGGTTAATCCCCTTTGGGACTTCCCGATATGGGAACACCAAACCGATTTTGATGATCGGTTTAATGAAAATTTAATTAATGAGATTTATTCTATAGCACAAGAAATTTCTACTGATTCAAATCCAAAAGAGAGTTTATGGGACTATGATAGACCCATGATGCGAATGCTCAAGTCCGTACTTATCTCCATTACCAACAATATTGTGAGAACACAAATACCGGAAATACGAGAACTCAATTACAAGTTTAAGTGTGATATGGGATGGCCTAATGTAAGAGAACCAGGTCAAGGTATCGAACTTCATGGCCATCCAGATGCCTCATTTGCTACCACGTATTATGTTAAGACACCGGAAAATTGTGGTGATTTGATATGTTATGTTAAAGATGGAAAACAAATAAGATTAAAACCAAAGTGCGGTAAGATTGTAATTATACCGGCATATGTGTTACATGAGATAGAATCCAACCAGTCGAACGATCTAAGGATATCCATTTCAACAGATTTCACTCAGGTGGTTGACAAAACGGCTGATAATGCGTTAGTATTAAGGTCTTGGTGTCATGATATGTTAAAGGTGAGAGATTGGAATTCTACAAATTAAAAGATAAGATCAATGTTGGAGATTATGTGTTAAAGAATCTCCAGACCTCTTACGACTTGAATGAAGGTGGTGAATTTAAAGGTATAAAATATTACAACCTTGAATTGATTTCAGGTCATAGTATTATTTGGTCATTGATACCAATGAAGTACCGTAAAGACTTCTACACTTCAATGATGAGAATCAATACACAGATTCCACCACACACAGACACTTCAGATAAAACGGTAATCAACATATATGTTAGGCCGGAGAATTGTGTCACTGAGTTTTATAAATTTAAAAGTGATAAACCAAAAACCAGTCAGATAACAAATCAAACGGATGGTTTCTTATATGATGAAGAAGATTTGATTATTAATAGTAATTTTTTGGCAGAACCAAATGATGTGTATATACTAGATGTAACCAAACCACATGCAGTGATACCACAAGGACATTTTGAAGAACGAGTAATCATACAACTTGCCACTTCAACATATAATTTTGAAGAAGTATGTAATATGTTAAGAGAGACAGGACACTTATAATGTTTTATGAAAAATTAGATTTTAAAGTTGATATTGAAAAACTTAGAAAAGAAGTTGAACATAGTGTATTTCCACTAGGTACTCAATGTATACAAGGTGAAGAATATGAAACACCACAGTACCATGGGTTTGGTGGATACAGTTTACAAAGTCGTACAGGTGATTGGAAAGATGGGTTTGCTTTCTTTCAGAATGAAGAAGGTACTACATTAGAAGAAGTATTCTTTCCCAAAGGTGCCAATAACTATGAAACACTAAAATATTTGGATATTGCACATTCATTAGAATATAAAAACCCAACACAAGGTTGTGTCGGTGAAATTAAGAAAGTATTAGACCAATTGGATGAATTGGGTTTCTACACCAGGCGTGCTAGAATTACTAATCTAAAAGCTGGTTCAAAATCTGTGGTACATTCTGATGGACCTGAACAAGAATACATGGCACGAATTCATATTCCGTTATGGACAAATCCAAAATGTGTATTCATTTGTGAAGGTGAAAATCTACATATGCCTGCTGATGGTTCTGCTTACATCTTATGGGTAAATAAATGGCATCAAATTAGAAATGATGGAGATACTGATAGATATAATCTATTAATTGATGCCTATGATACAAAACATGTTACAAAGAATTTTCACTATGAGGGTGATATTACACAATTACAGAATTATGCTGATGAGTTGAGAAAACGAATTGATGCTACTGTTATTACTCCTGAACAAGCAGCTAAGTTTGAAGCTGAATTAGATAATTATAGAAATAAAAAATAATGTTTACTTTTTGCCCACCAAAAGACCTCATTGATTTAAAATCTGAAACCTTTCCTGATGGTATGAGATATTATACTCTACCTGATGGTACCAAACTGCCTTCTGTTACTACTGTGATTGGCGCCCAAAAGAAAGAAGGCATCATGAAATGGCGTAAGAGAGTTGGTGAAGCAGAAGCCAATAGAATCTCTAAACAAGCAACAGGTCGTGGCACCAACGTACACACCTTGTGCGAGAGATATTTAAACAACGAGAAGTTAGGCACAATCATGCCTGATGCGTTGGAGATGTTCCAATCAATTAAGCCACAATTGAATCGTATTAATAATATTCATTATCAAGAATGTGCATTGTGGTCTAAACAATTAGGCATGGCAGGTCGTGTGGATTGTATTGGTGAATTTGATGGTGTATTATCTGTTATTGACTTTAAAACATCAAAGAAAATAAAAGAAATGGCACACATTGAAGATTACTTTTGGCAAACATCAGCATATGCTTTGATGTATGAAGAAATGATTGGTAATCCAATTGATAATCTGGTAATTATTATGGCAGTTGAGAATGAAAAACCTTTGGTATTTCAGCAGAAAACCGCTGACCACATACCTGGATTGGTGAAAGCGATTGATTATTACCAAAAAAATGTTGCCAAAACATAAATATAATGATATAATGGTTTCCTATTTCGATTAAAATAGGTGGTGGGTCGGACATGAAGATTAGAGTATATAAGACACATTGGTACCGTGGTGGAATTTTTCATTGGGGCCAAGTTAGATTTAATAATGGCGATGTTTATACTAGTTATAGATTAGGACCATTATTGATACACATTCGTTGAAGTTGTTTGAAAGTTGTTGTGGACGGGAGTTCGATTCTCCCCGCCTACACCATAAGCATATTAGTGAACCAGTCACAACGGCAGGTTTTTAATGGAGTGAGTATTACCAGCTAATATGTTTTTGATGTGGGCGACCGGTTTCGACATGGCAATAATTAGAACAATGGAGAATCGGCAAAGCGAAAGCCGTTAGGATTGAGGACACTCGGTCGAAGAAGCAAATTAAATTAAACGCTAACGATGAAAGTTACGCACTGGCAGCCTAAACACCTGTCGGAGTTTTCCAGCGATTGTACTTGGCAACAGAAACAATCGTTCCACAAACCCTATCACAAAGTCAGAAGTACTTGGGTCCAAGGTCAGAGTAACGACCGTAAACAAAAGGAGATATGATGTTCGCATCAAAATCAAAAGCTATATTATTGTTGTTAAGTTGTGCTTTATTGGCATATTCATTCCCATCTATTTCACAAGAGGTTACTCAAATGGTAGTAGAACAACAAGTGAGTGAAGATTTCAATAAACAATTAAAGTGCCTTGCAGATAATGTTTATTTTGAATCAGCAACAGAGTCCTATGAAGGTAAATTGGCAGTAGCACAGGTAACAATCAATCGTGCAAACGATCCAAAGTTTGGTGGTACAGTATGTGAAGTGGTATACCAACGTAGTTATGTTAATAAGTTGGTGGTATGCCAGTTTTCATGGACTTGTATGAAAAATATGTTGGTAAGAGACAAGTATGCCTACGATGAATCTGAAATGGTTGCAAGAAAGGCCTTGACGGAACCAGATGTTCATGATACAATAGCGAGAACAAATGCGTTATACTATCATAACACACAGGTGAATCCAGGTTGGAACTTACAACGAGTTACACAAATTGGTCACCACATATTTTATAAAGCGAAGAATATTTGAGATGCCTACAAGAGATGAGATTAAACAATTTAGTATGATGATTGAACAATTGGCGGCAGATGAACATTTAGGTTTAATGGATGCCATCTGCCATCATTGTAAAGAAACAGAATTAGAAATAGAAGTTGCTGCCAGTTTGATTAGTTCAGCACTCAAAGCCAAGATTAAAGAAGAAGCACAAAGTTTAAATTTAATTAAGAAATCTAGTAAACTACCAATATGAGTGAAAACACAGGATTTGCGGCCTTTGCTTTATATAATGCTATAAAATTACATTTTACATCCGATTCTTACGATTACTTTAAATATAATGGCAAGACGAATGTATCAAAGCAGTCCTTTATGGTACGCAAAGACAAGTACCAATTCTATAAGTTGTCCCGTAAATATAGTTTAGATGAATTAAAAAACTTTTATGTGGCAAACTTTCTACAAGGTGATAAGTGGGTAGGTGATATGACTGGTCCTGAAGGTGAGGAAAATTACCTAAAGTGGCAAAAGACCCAACAGGCCTTGACTTATACCTTTAATAATGATATAATATACTTGTTTGATTTGGTAGATGGTGCCGAGTCTTGGACGAGAGATGATATATTGTGGTGCCACGGTGGTGGTTGGCCAATGATTATCACTAAGTTCATGAAGAATGAAGTAACATTAGAATCGGTTTGTATTTTGGTTGATTTGGTAGGTTGTATGCCAAGATGGGAAAAAGAAGTCACCGAAGATATTATTTGGCCAATCTGGCACCGATTAATTAAGAAATACACACCATTTATACAATATGATAAAGAAAAGTTTTTAAAGAATTTGAAAGAAAAGATTAAAGAGTATGCGTAAACCACAAATTAGTTGTATATACCTTGATATGGATGGAGTTATTGCTGACTTCACCAAAAGATATCGAGAGTTATATAAAATGATGCCAAGGGAGGCAGAAAAGAATAAACAGTTTGATAAATTCTTTGATGAGTTTATTGCTACAGGTCAATTTGCAACACTAGAGTTAATGCCAGGAACTATGGATGGAATTGAATTTCTCCGTAAGGCATCTGCACCTACTCAAATTCTATCCTCAACAGCAAATGAGGCAAGATACGATGCGATTTCTAAACAGAAATTGATATGGTTACAGACACATGGTATTACATTCACTCCAAACTTTGTTCCAGGTAAAAGACTGAAACAAGAGTATGCAGCACCAGATAAGATTATCATTGATGATACTGAATCCGTTATCGAACAATGGAAAGCAAAAGGTGGTATTGGCATTCTTCACAAAGATTGGCCATCCACATTGGCAATATTGGCCATGTACGTTTGACAATGGATAAATATTATGATATACTAGTAGTTGATTATGAGAAGTAATTTGAATAAGTCGTTTATATTCCGTTTATACACCGTTAATAAGGAGAAGTACAATGAGTTTCGCTAATCTCAAACGCCAATCAGGCAACCTCAGCAAATTACAACAAGCAGTTGAGGCACTCAATCAAAACCCCGAAGCAGGTTCAGATAAATCAGATAACTTTTGGAAGCCAGAAGTAGATAAAGCAGGTAATGGCATGGCCGTTATTCGTTTTCTACCAGCAGCCGAAAAAGATGGTGATGATGCTCTGCCATGGGTTAAGATTCATAAACATGGATTTCAAGGACCTGGTGGTTGGTTAATCGATAATTGTTTGACCACACTTAACAAGCAATGTCCTGTTTGTGAACACAATTCTACATTATGGCAATCTGGCATTGAAGCTAACAAAGATGTAGTTCGCAAACAAAAGCGTAAGTTGGATTATATTGCCAACGTATACATTGTTTCTGATCCAAAACATCCTGAGAATGAAGGTAAAGTGAAGTTGTTCCGTTTTGGTAAGAAAATCTTTGATAAGATTTCCGAAGCAATGAACCCACAGTTTGAAGATGAACAAGCAATCAATCCATTTGATATGTGGAAAGGTGCTAACTTTAAGTTGAAGATTCGTAAAGTAGAAGGTTATCAGAATTATGATAAATCTGAATTTGATTCACCAGCACCATTGTTAAGTGATGATGATGAGTTAGAGAAGATTTGGAAATCTGAGTTCTCTCTATCTGATTTGATTTCTGATAAAGAGTTCAAGTCTTACGATGAGTTGAAGAAGCGTCTTGATAAAGTTCTAGGTTTAAATGGTGAAACACCAACGCCTAAGACTACTGTTGAGACAATCAAAGAACAGGCTAAGTCTGCACCTAAACCAGTTGCAGAAGATTCACCTTTCGTTGAACCAGACTCATCAGAAGATGATGACCTGAGTTATTTTGCTAAACTAGCAGAAGAAGATTAAACCTATAACCCCTTGGTTTAGAACCCACCGAAAGGTGGGTTTTTTATTGGTCAAACTGGCACAACAGTTGTTTTCAAAAACTTATCTAAGTCCGAGTTTCTTTGTTTTGCTGTAGCGACATTCAATACTTTCGATGGTTGACCTCCAATATTAGTAACCTTATTATTAACAGAAACAATTGGCTGACTACTTTCCATATTCATGGCAGTTTGTATTGTAGGTACAGTTGGAGATTTTGCAATTACTTTTGCGGTTGGTTGATTAACATTTGCTGTGGTTACTTGACCACGACTTTGATTGGCATTTGCCATAAGTTTTTGTTCAAAACTATTTGATGATATAGAAGGAAGTTGAGTTATTTTTCTTAATTTTTCTTCTATAGTTTTTTCATCATTTTCTTCAAAAAATTTATATAACGCATTTGCTGCATCTTCGCCATAGGCCCCACCAATTAAAGATCCACCAACAGCACCAATAATTCCACCAAGAGTGGCGCCCACAGGTCCACCAAAAATACTACCAATAAGACCTAAAATTTCTCCACCAGCGACACCGCCACCAAGAGCACCTAAAGAACCACCAACGGCTTCAACAATGCGTCTATGATATTCTTTTTCATCAATTTTACCTGATGTGTATTCCTCTGTTATTCCATCAATTTGATTTTTTAATAATGCTAAATTTATTACTGTACTTAATCCTGGTACACTAAACAAAAACTTTAACATACTTTTGCCGGCACCTAAAGCTTTTGAACTGATTCTAACTGCAGTTTTGCCGCCTGATTTTAAAGCCTTACCTGCTTTTTGTATGCGGCTTAAAGATTTTTCAGTTTCTTTTGTTGGTACACCTCTGCTAGCTCTGCGAGCTTTTAATGTACTTTTGGCTTCAGCACTACCTCTTGTTGGCCTAACTCTGTTACCTTTTTCTGTGGTAATTTTTTCTCGTATAGGTTCATTAACATTTACTGGTTCTACTGGCGGGGCTTTAGGTTCAAATAATTTTGTAACTCTTTTAGGTAAAAGGCCTTTACCTAATTTACCCAATCGATTACCTAAGCCCTTAAATAATCTAGCTCCTACATTACCTAAAATTCTTTTGCCACCTTCAAATTTTAAAATTTCTTTAACAATATCAGATAATCCTCCGCCGGCATTAGATGTATTATTGGTTTGTTGGCCGCCTCGATTTTTTGTAAACGCTTTAATTGCTTTTACTAATTCCTGATGTCTGCGTTCATCTTCATCAATTTGTTCTTGCCTAAAAGCGTTTTCAATCTCTCGGCTTCTTACGGCCAATTCATCTGTTTTACGCATGAAGTTATACATTTTGGCAAGAATGTCAGCTGAAGCATCACCCATTCTTAATGGTCGTATTGGACCATTACCAATAGAACTATATTGTGGATTTTTATTTCTTTTGCGACCTAAACTTAAAGAACCTTTATTTAAGTTAATTAAACCACTTGTCAAAGCAACTGCAGCATCACCTAGTAATCCTTTACCGCCCAAAAACCTTGCAAGATTACGAGGATCTAATTTGGCTTGAATTTGTCGACCAATTGTATCAGATATGTAATCAGAGGCACCTCTTCCTACTCTACCACTTGCGGAGCTCAATAAAGAAAGTATACTTTTTTTTCTAGTTTTTGCCATTTAATATTAACCGTAACTGTAATATTGTTTGTCTATTAATACCGGATAACTGTTATTGTCACTCGACATAACGGCCATATTTGTACTACCATTAATGATGTTAGTATTGTTATTTAACACAGAAACGGAAGTGTTGTTTTTAGATGCTGTCGGTTTTATGGTTGCAGGTATTTGTGGTTTTGTATTTACTGAAACTGGCATTGGACTGGTTGTTGTTTTATTTGTAGCCTCAACTTTTCCTGTTCTATAACCCTCTTGTTGTTCCATGGCATTCATTATAGATTCTCTTTGAGCTGGGCTATAATCAGACATTTTTCTGTTTTCACCACCTACAGCCGAAAGAACTTTTTTCTGATAAGCTGCCGTATCATTTTCAAATTGGCCGGATTTATTTGTTGGTGGAGCATATCTAGCAATAGCAGATTTTAAATCCAAATCTTTATAATTTTTTCCTTCAAAAATTAATTTTTCTTTCGCTTTTCTACCCATTTCATAGGTTGGAAATATAGCAAATCTTCCATCTGATCCTATTGCACCATTTTCTTCTGCAAATCCTCCAGGTTTATATTCAATATTACCTGGATTATTATTTCTCCAATTTCTGGCGCCAGTTTGTTTTTCTACTGTGCCATCAGGTCTTTGCACAACATTAAAACCAGGACCTACTTCCAACACCTTAGCAATAACATTTTTTGTACCTACTACAGTTGCAGTGCCAACAGCAATTTTAGCAACAGTACTCACGCTTGGCGTTATACTTGCTTCGCTAGCAATTCCACTAACAGTCGCAACTGTTTTACCGGCACCACCAACAACAGATTTGATGACATCTTTTATATCATCAACTATTTTACCTAAAAATCCTTTTTTACTAACTTCTAGTTTTTCTTCAGATTTGGCAGATATTTTTTTATATTTTCCACCAAAAAGGCGAATTAATTCTTCGATTCTTCTTTCTTTAATATTATGTAATAATCTTCTATATTTGGCATCATTTTTTAATTGTATAACATCTTCATTATATTTTCGAAACATAAAGTTATAGATTTTACCCAAAATATCACCAGAGGTGTCATTGACTTTTAATGGTCTAGGTACTCCTGGAGCAACAGAAGAATAATTTGGGTCTTTACGTCTATTTGGTTTTGAAGAAGATTGTGTAGATTGATTTGTTTTGTAATTTTTTTGTTTTGGCTGACTTGCAGTTTCTTCACCGTTTGTATTGGTTAAAGATGATGCAATTGGATTACTAATCATACTATTGACACCTTTTGATTTGGAAACTCTTGCTGCCATTTCCATAGCCTTTGGTGTCAGTTCATATTCGATATCATTTTCTGGTGTTTTTGCTTCTTTTAATACTTCTTTGAGAACTTTAGTCTCAATTTTATCGTGCTCTATTTCAGCTTTTTCAATTTTTTTTTCTTTTTTTAGATACGCAGAAACTCCACGAGAACCTCTCATACTAGCTTCGTGCATCTTTAGCTTTGTATCAAGTTCACGCCTTCTTTGTTGAAGTTCTTCTATTTCTTTATTTGTAATTGCCATTTACTATCTTTTCATTGAAGCTTGTTGTTGTCTTATTTTTTCGTTTTCTTCTTCAATATATTGCACAAGCATAGCAATGTAAATATCTCTTTCCCACGGAATCATATTTTCAAGTTCCGTAAGACTATATTTGTGGTGCTGCATCAAATTAAAATTGGTCTTATAATAATTTCTTAAATTGTCATGACAAAATATTACTCGAAAAAACTTTCAAGTCCATCCATTTCAATAGAATGGTCAAAACCACACTTAGAACATTTAATTTGCATTGTTTTGTTCATTGTGGGTAAATTATCAAAAAAACTTTCTAAATTTGCAAACTGAGTTTGATTTAATGATTCTATAAATTGTAATAGTTCTTCTTTTGTAGATTCATGAGCATAATAATATTGTTCACCATCAAAAATATACTCAATACTATTAACTATTACTTCAAATGCAATATCTACTGCCGAATCTTTATTTTTAATTTTTTCAACTAAAGAAAATTCTGGATATTTCATCTTAATACTTAAATTTTCTGTTAATTTAATTATGTCTGTCGTATTAGGATCAATATTAACATTTATTTCAAGTAGGTTAACCGATCCTTTCATTTTACCGCCACATTGTTTACCATCCACTTCATTTG